CCCTGTTCTTCAATGAGCTTCGCGGCGGCTTGGCATTGGGCGATGACGATTTCGGCGTACTCCGCGCATCGCGTGAGATCGTCGAGGGCCTCGCGGCGTGTTGAGATATTGAGCGAGCATCCCGCGGCCGAGGCCATCGCCTGGCAATGACTCGCCGACGCGGTGAGCTTCACGAGAGCATCGAGGACGTAGCCCGGCACCTCGGCGATCGGCGCCGCCTTCATGTATCGCTTGGCGTATTCGCCTTGACCTAATTTGACGAGGTAATCAGCCACCCGCCACCTCCCCCCGCTGCTCGGCGAGACGCACGAGAAGGTCGGAGATCCGGAAGGATTGTCGCTCGGCCGCGGCGAGCACGGCGGCCTTCTCCTCATCGGTCATCGACGCGGCGTCTTTCCCCCAATCAATACGGGGGTGCTCCATTTCGTCTCGCTCCTGGAGCTTCGGAAGCTCGGCGAGCACGGCCGCGAGGTCATCGGGTCGTTGGGAGAGCGCCTCCCATATGAGAGCGTTGGCCGCATCCTTCTTGTTTTGCTTCGTAATCGCGGCATAAATGTCGATCGCCGCGCCGGTACGAAATGAGACACCTACCGAATCATTCATTCGGGTTCGGTATCTCTTCTTCCTGTTCTGATTGTTCACAAACGCACGCCTTCCGAGTGCGTAATCCTCGACTAATCGGTCGTCATGTCTTCGCATTATCGGAAGACCGACGGAACACCGATTATCGGCGGACTACTAGGGTTGTACCGCCTTCATCGGCGGAGGGCGGCTCCACGCTACAGGATATCTTTCGTTTTTTCAAACGGCACTGAATCATTGAGGGCGGCGCGCCGCTTCGAGCACCCGCAACCCTTCGGTGCGAGACGGTCGAGGCCGGTAGCCTTCGCGGCGGCGTGGATGACGTCCCCGAGGCCGCGGGGTCTACCCTGGTAGCGGTTACACGTTGCGCATACTCCCGGAGACGGGTTGCCCCCGAAGAGGCCGAGGGAGCACCCGCCGCGGTAGTGCTTGCATGTCACGAGATCGTGACCGATGGCGCCGTGAATGTAGACGACCCGAACGAGCTGATTGAGCATTGATTGATTGCGGTCGTGTTGCAATAGGCGGCGGTATTGTTGTTCGCCCATAGGAAGCTGAGAAGTCGAGAATTACCCGCGGCCGTGCCGCTCGAGGGTACGTCGGCGGTCCATCCGCTCGACGGTGGCGCGTGGCATGTCGCTTGCGGAGTTGAGTACGCGAAAAACCGCCACGCCCATAAAGGCCACGTATTGAACCCTACCGTGCAAGTCGCCGTGCTCTCGAAGTATGCCCCGATGGTCCAAAAGTAGTGATCTACGGCGGGCCTGGCGGCGTTTACTTCATGCCAACAAGAAAGGCCATTCCCCGAGCCGATCCCGCTGTATGCGCCCGACCATGTACCGGCCTCGTTTGTTGCGGATCGGCTCGTGCATGATCCCGAGCTCGTGGCGACAAACGACGCCGCGGCTGTAGTTGGCGGGGCGTACCTGGTCACGGCGAAGCTCGAGCCCGTGAATGGCGGGTATTGCCCCGAAACGCACGCGGGGCTCGTTTGCGTCATGGTCATTGCGGAGAACCCAGCCCCGACCGTCATGGTTTGGGTGGTCCCGCCTGGGCCATCGGGCGAGTCTGTAGTCCATCCAAACGACGCCGCGAGAGAATACGCCGACGCAAGCGAACAATCGCAACACGTCGCCGAATCGTCGCAGCAACACGCGGACATGATCGCGCTCATGCGGTCGGCTTCTTCCGCCTGATCGGGCTGGGTACGAGAAGCCCGCCAATGCCCGCGATCAGCCCGGTCACGAGCTCGGGCGCCCCGAGCGAGGCCGCGAGGTCATGAGCGCCGTCGACGGCCTGGCGAAGCTGGGCGGATTGCTGGTCGGCGATTGCATCGAGGGCGTCTGCCTCGGCTCTAGCCGTCGCGGCCGCCTTCCGTAGGTCCGGGGTCGCGGCTGCTCCGTCGCTCAGGCTCCCGAAACCCTGGAGTGTGGAGCATCCGCTCGAGGTCACCCACGCGACGGTCGAGACTATAAAGAGAGTTCGATACACGGCGAAGCTCCTTGCACGCGAAAATGATCGCGGCGGCGATGATGATTCCTTGAACGTCGTTGAGAGAGTCGAGCACGTTTTCTCCCGGTCATGCGTCAATCGGTGGCGGTGTCGGGTCGTACGGGATCGTCTCAAGTGCCTGGGCCTGGGCGATCAATTGCTGTGCGGTCTGAATCAGCAGCTCAATATTGGCATCGTCGAGCGCGGTCCTCGGTGCAATCTCTTTGTACTGGTACGCGAGGTCGCCGATGCTGCCGGAGATCTGCGCCATGTTGTTCGTGATTGATGCGAATTGGTTGATTGTGTTCATGATTTCGTTTGCTCTCAAGTAAGTGTGACGTTGAAGGAATCACCTACGGTATACGGGAAATTCTGGAGGAATGGCGAGAATTGGCTTTGTCGAACGTCTGTAAGAGTTGTTCCTGAACTGTGGTTCCAACTCCATGAAGAAGTCGTCACCGTTTCCCCGTTCACTTCAAGACTCCACTCGCCGACGCCCGATGGGTACGCTGTTTCGAAAGCGTCACGATCAGTCTGGTTGGCAAAGAAGAAGCGGAGCCCCACGCCTGCCAAGGAAGCCCGAATCCTGGTCGCGTTCGTTGTTGGGTTGCTTGTGAAGTTTGTCGTGTCGGCATAAAACGTATAGATGTTTCCGACCGTCCCTGAGAAACTGAGGGTTACCGCTGAGACCGGAGATGGAAAAAACAGCCATCGGCTCATTGCGTGAACTCCACTGAGAACACGACATCGGTAGCGGCGACGTTCGAGGAAATCACTAGCGTGATGGGATCATCGAGTGCCACGCTTTGGTTGCCGAGGAGTGCCGTCGTGCTGCTCGTAGTGACTGAAATGACCCCGACCGTATCGGTGTCGTTTTTCAAGGTCGCGGTGCAAGTCCCCGAACCACTTCGAGCATAGAACGAGGTGATGGTCCGCGCCGCGACGATGCCGGGGTCGATCGTGTAGGTCTTGTCTGCTGCGGTCTCGATCTGCCCGGTGTATGAATCCGAGAGGGCTGGGAGCCTGGCCGCTGGAAGCGTCCCCGTTGTGAGGTTGGCGGCGTCATCTGATCCGACGGCGGTACGGTAGGCGGCGGCGGTCGTTTCGGATTCGTTCACCTGGACATGCCCGAAAGCGTCTAGCACGATCTTGACGGGGTATTCCTCGGAGCCGATGAACGACCCCGCCGCGTGAGCGATCGTCCCGCTATCGGTGATCGTGCCGCCCGTAAGGCCCGAGCCCGCGGTTACGCTCGTGACGGTTCCGCCACCCCCCCCGCCGCCTGCTGGGCCTTGCGGGCCGGGGCTCGAGACTACTACCTGGTTCGGTCGGTTGGTAATCAGGACTGCCACGTGGTCACCCCCTGCTCTACGGTCACGGTCCCGGCCATGAGGACGTGTTTCGAGTCGTCATCCTGTTCCACGATCAAGTCGTAGTAGCAGACCCCCGCGGGTAGGGCCGCGGTCTGCTCGTCGGTGATTGTGATCGTGAGCTTCCCGGCCGCGGCGTCGAGGACGATTCCGCCCCCTCCTGCAGTTGTCAACGCGAGGAGCCGATCGGCGTAGCTATCAGTTTTGTTCGCCTTGAGCTGCATTTGAGCCGAGTCGATATTCGTGATGACCGTGCCGGTCGAATCTTGCCAGATCACCTCGAGCGGGAAGGTTCCCGATTGCGTGAATTGGAGTTCATTGATTGCGCTCATGTACAAGCTCCGAAGAATTCGCCTGGTCGGTCAAACCAAACGGTATTGGGGTTGGTCGCGTTCCCGTTGCTCGAGACGTAGCAAGCCACCACGGAACCCACGGGTACCGCCTGGAGGTCGTAGCTACCGGGAAGGTCGGCGGGGTCGATACCGCTGTGGCTCGTGGTCGTGTTATCCCGCTCGGCGAGGTTCACGGCGTGGTCGTGAGTAAATCCGCCCGTGACCACGGCGAAGGTTTCCTCCGTTGAGAAGAGCACCTCGGCCACGGTGTAGATGTATTGGCCCGAGCTACCGGAGGTTTTCGCGGTGATCTTGCAGACGATCGGCCCGTACCACCGGGGCCGGAACGTCTGCCCCTGGGCGGGCGATCGCTGGACCGTCTGCACGGCCTGAATCATTTGGTTGAGGTTGTCCGCATCGAGTCGTCCGGACCCGCTGCGAAATCGCTTTAGGGTCATACGAATACCGTCGTGAGGTAGTCCCATTCGGCGGTGCCGAAAAATGGATTGGCGGATTCCAGCTTCCACGGGCTCCAAAACGTCTGATTCCATAGGACCGTGGTTGTATGGCTCATCGCCGTCGTGGCGTTTGGCGTGGTCGGGATATTGAATTGAGGATTTACGAGAGGCATTTGCTGGGCGTGGTGCCACTCGTCATAGATCAGCGTCATAACCGCGGTCTTGAATTCGTGGTGCAAGGGTTGGAATTCGACCGACTCCATAAGGAGCGATCCGATCGGAAAGCCCATAAAGGCCACGGTATTCCGGCCCCCCACGTAATCATCTGCGATGGCATCGAGCCCGATCGTGAGGGCTGCACCGTCGGGGCCGACCCAATCAGAATCCCAATCTTGGAACGGCCAACGCACTACCCACGTAATCGTTACTAGCGTCTGGTCAATCGGAATCGAGACCGGGCTCGTGTTGATATCAACGGTCTTCCCCCCGATATCCGTACCCGTCACCCACGGCGCTGTGGTGAACGCATCGCCGGAAATGACGTCGTCCGGTGGCGTGACGTCGGCCCGGTAGGCCGGGGTCATCCTGGGCCGCGAGACCACGCCCACGGAAATCTGTGGGCTCCCGATCGTGCTGCCGTCGGCGTTGAGTACCGGCCCGAATCCCGACGCGGTGAATTCCACGCGCCACATATTCGGATCATCGGGGTGCTCAACGCATGAGATTTCCCGAACGAGCATCGGCCCGAAGGAGAGCGATACCGGGTCATCGACCCACGCGGACCCGTTCCACTCGCGGAGGACGGCCCCCTCCATGATTCCGATACCGAGCGTGGTATCAAGGCTCGCAAGCTTGCGTAAAACGGTCTGCGACGTGACGCCCGATTCACCCGTCGTATCGACGAGCACCACGCCCCCCGAGGTCACGGGCTCAAACGGCTTCGCGTCAAGGTCATCATTCCCCCGGAGTAGATGGGCGCTCCATGTCATTTCGGTACCTCCACGCGGTCATAAATTCCCTTCAACCATTTATCCCCGGCCGCCTGGCCCGCGGCGGTCGCGCCGAATTCGGCCCCGGCCCCGAAACCGTGCCGCGTTGGGGCGCCAACGGACTTCTTAAATTCCTCCGCGGTCGGAAGCTGGCTCGTATCGGTTATCCCGACGCCGAGCTCCTCCATTTTCGGGCCTGAGCCAGCGAGAAAATTTAGGAATTTCTCGATAGCCTTTTGCCAAAACATAAACGACTTCACGAGGCCGTCGAAGATGGGCTCGAGGAATTTCAGAGCGATACCCATACCCTCGAATGCGTCTTTGATTGCGTCGGAGGTACCGAGCCATTCGGCAAGGTCGCCAAGGCCTTTTGCGAGAGCGGGTCCGAATTTCTGCGCAAATTCGACGCCTACGCTTTTGATCGCGTTTTGAATTTTCGCCCATGACTCCCGAAATTCTTGAGAGTGTCCGAGGAGCGAGCCCATGAGGAAATCAAACGTCTTGAAGATTCCAAACGCGGCGCCAATTCCCGCGATGATCCCGGTACCGCTCTTCGCAAAATTCGAGAGCTTGCGGCGAGCGCTCCGTAGGCCTTTAGTTAAGGCTCCGGTTTTCGCTCGCACGTTGATAAAAAGATCGCCTACGTTCGCCATAGTTCTCGCATCCGGTTGAGGTTCCTGGCTCGCTCGAGCTCCGAATCAATGCGGGGAAGATCCATCCATGTCATGAGCTCGGCGGCGCTCATACGCTCCAGCAATTCTCCGACCGTCATTCCGAGCCGCTCAGCAATTGAGAACGTGAGCCGCTCGGCTGGAGTTAGTCCCCCGCCGCGCTCGGATGAATCAGCTTGAGGCATCGTTCGGCGAGCGGGTAGAGAATGTCGGCGGGTAGGGCCTGCGCCTCGGCCTCGCTCATGCGGGGCTCGATGGCGCACGCGGAGACGGCTAGGGCGTGCTGCCGATCTTCCGAAGCTTTGAGGAGCTCCGGCACCACGGAGGCCGCGGGGCTTTGGAGCTTCACGGGGCCGCCTGCGGTCGATACCTGAATCTGCCGCGCCTTCATCAAGTCGGAGAGTTGCGTCAATGGAGGATCCCGAAGGTGATTGAGTAGACGATCACGCCGTCGATTTCGCCGGAGAACGTGAAACCCTTGACCACGGCGGCACGATCGCCCCCGAAGGTATCGGCGCCTGCTACTCCGTCATCTACAAACGTCAACGCAAGGGTGCCGGTTCGCTGGACGAGAAGCCCCTCGAGGGCTGTCCGCGTGATAGCTGGCGACGTTCCCACCTGGTCGGCGTCCTGGTCATAGACGCATTCAAACGTGAATTCTGTCGCCTCGGCGAATCCGTACACCACCTGGCGGCGAGTGCTCGCGGCGGTCGTCACGTCGATAGCGGCTCGATCGTTCCCCGCCTCGGAGAAGTCGCGGACGTTGAACTTGTAGACGACGGGCGTACCCGAGTCATCGGTGAATGTCACGGTGGCGCCGTTATAGGTCTGGGCCATTTTTTAGCCTCCTGCGAAAGTTGCGGTCACGGTTGAGCGGTACACGAGTTCCTGCGATCCGTCGTAGGGGTCGCCATAGTCGCGGTCGATGGTGATTGAGCGGGCGGCGGTCTTTGTAGCAATTGCGGCGACGACGGCCTCCGCGAGCGTGTCAGCCTCGATATGGGTTCGGGCCATGCACGTTATTTCGACGGTGGCGATCCGGAGAAGATCACGCCCGGCGGTATCGGATTCGATTTCTTCCCGCGGGATCTGAAAAATGATCGCGGGAAAATCGTCGTCGTGGTTCCTGGCATACGGGGAGATACGACTCCCGACGATGGCGGCCACGGCCGCATTTCCGGAGAGGAGGGAAAAGGTAGTGGTAGCGAAGCTCATAGGATTACCACGCCTTCCCGATCACGCCTTCGACGTCCCGCATGGATACCTTGCCTTTGGGATTCGAGGATGCGACGTCGATGGCGACGGAGAGCGCCTCGAGGAATAGGGCCTGCGCCTCCCGCTTCTTCGCCTTGAAGGCTTCGCCGCGGAAGTGTCTTCCCGCCACGCGGCCGTTTTTCGTGTTGTAGCCACGCTCAACAAACCACGCCGCTTCCATCTCGGGGTGCTTCGTGTTGTAGTCTGATCGGGCCGTGATCGACCCATCCCGGCGTTGCTTCACTTTCCGAAGTCGGTACCCGCCCTTCTTGGCGGCTCGCTTCCGGAAGGCTGGCGGCTCCATCGGGGTTTTGTAGCTCGCGGTGGCGACTCGCCTGGCGTTCTCTTTGTTTACAACCTTGAACGCGGCGCCCGCGGCGGCCTTCATGGCATTCCGCGGGGCATACTTCTCGAGCCCTGCAAGCTTCCGCTGGAGTCGCTTGAAATCAATCTCGAATTCGACGGCGCTCATAGGTCGGCCACCTCGCAGTCGAGCTGTAATTCGTGGTCCCGCTCGAGCACGTTATTGACGCCGACCACCTGGAGCGTGAGGGCTCCGAATTTGATTCGGGTCGTGTAGTCCACGGCGGCCCGGAATCTCATACGTACCTCGTACCGCTCGAGCCCGGCCGCGACGACTTCGCCGTCCATGCTCTTTGATTGTGAGACGTTCCGAACCCGCGCCCACACCTTCGGCTCGGTGGTGGCATACGTGTAGACCCGCTGGCCGCTGCCGTCATCGGTTGCGGTCGGCTGTTGGATCGAGACGATCTGACGCAGTTGTCCGGCTTGCATCAAGTCTCCCGCGGGCCGTAGCCCTGGAGAATGCTATTGATGGAGAACGGTAGAGCGTGCATCTGTACCGGGGTCGCCGCTTCCCTGTTCTCGAAATGCATTGCGGCGAGCTCGAAGACGGCCACCTGTAGCGGCGACGGGATCGAGTCGTAGCCCGCCGCGTAGGTGACGCGGTAGGTTTTGGTTCCGTTCCACGCGCTCGAGTTCAAGCTCCGAAGGGTCGGCCACCCGCCGACGAGATCGAGCTCGTAGGCCGTCGTTTCGACGTCGGCCGCATCGGTCATATTCCGCACCACGGTTATCGAATTCACGGGTCCAGACGAGAACCGGAACGGCTCCGGAATCCCGCGGAAGTAGTCGTAGAGTGTGGAGGATCGAAGCCGAACTCCGGCCTTGTTCTCGACGTCGATGGCGGCGGCGTAGAGCGCTCGACGGAGCGCCGGGTCATGGTCTCTATCCGAAACGCGGACATGATCTCGAAACTCATCGAGACTGAACGGAAGCACGGATTCGGTGACTACTTGAATCATGATGAAAAATAGAGGGCGCCGCCGCGGTCGAGAACGACGGCGCCCCCCGAGCTAGTGGTTGATCAGCTGGCGGCCATCTTGAGAACTACCGCGGCCTCGGGACGAATCCAACGCCCGACGGATCGAGCGTAGGAATTCACTTCGGTGATCCCGCTGGCCTGCTTGGCCCACGGGTTGATCTGGGTGACCATTCCGGGCTCGCGGTCGACGACGCGGTATGCGTTGCGGGCCATGAGAACGACGGTGGACTCACCCGCGGCCGGGGCCGGGGCGGCTGCGTCGATGTAGACGGGAAGGCCGAGGAGCGTTCCTTGCAATCCGGTAGCCGCGGTCGCGGCGGCGCTCGGCTGGAAGATCGGACGTCCGGTCGTATCGAGAAGAGCCATCAAGCCCGCGAAGGCCGTCTGTCCCATGATCCACCCGAGGTCGCCGTAGCTGTTCCAGTACTGAGCGGGGAGACCATCGGTGCCGTCGTAACGCATCTTAATGAGCTCGGCGACGGTGATGGCCGTGGTGCTCGCGGCGGTGACGCTGTTGATGTTGGCTTTGGCTGCGTCGAAGATCGCATCCGTCTGGACGGCGCCGCCGACGGTGAGACCGTTGCAGAAGAACGACGACCAAAGCCGCCCGATTTCCTCGGCGTGCTGGGTCGTGACTTCGCGGATGAGATCCGGCCGCGCGTCTTGCATCACCTGGAACGTGAGTTCCGTAGTGGCTGCCACGTTCTGGTCGGTGGTGAAGTCGATATCCGCGAAGGTCGGCTCCGTTGCGTCGAAGGCTGTTCCTTCGGCGGTGACGGCGGTCAACGCGACTCGAGTAGCGACTACCGGCACCTTTGTATCGGTCGGGGCAGTCGTCACGCGGACGGCCTGGCGAGCTCCCGAAACGGCGCCCATGAGCCGAGCGAGTTCGGCTTGGAGGTCGGCGGGGATCACGGCGGCATCGTCGCCGGTGTTCAAGGCTCGCTGGCTCAGGCCGGTTCGGTCCTGGCCGCGTGATCTGAACCATCGGAGATATCCGTCCCATTCGCTCGAGAGCGAATCGGCCTTCTCCATCTTCTGTCCGCCGAGCCCGACGCGGGGCGTGGTCGGCTCCGCCTGGCGGGCGTCGAATCGCTCGCGGATATCCGCGGCGCGTTCCTGAATGGCGAGGTCTGCGAGCTCGTCTTCGATTCGGTCGTAGGTATCGGCGGATTCCTGCGTGAGTTCGCCGGTTGATTCTGCGATGCTGGCGAGCTCCGCCTCGAGCTTCGCCCTGGTTTCGTGGAGCGTTTCGCGCTTCATTTCAGATTTCCTTTTGCCTGGGGATAGGCCCCCATCGGCACAATTGAGAGCTCCACTAGCTCAGCATTCCGAACCGTTCGGACTGCGGGTTTGGTCTTGTTTTGCCACTCGTCGCCGCCTTCATCGACGTAGAACCCCACGGAGACGGCGCCGGTGAGGTCGCCTCGCTCGAGGGCCTCGCGGATATCGGCGCGGGCCTCGGGGAGATCAATCTCAAACAGGAGGCCTTCGGGGGCATCCTCGAAACGGAGCGAGCCCGAACCGACGCGCCCGAGCGGGACGCCGCTCTGGTCGTGGCCGTAGAGCATGACTGTTTCGGTGTTCGTGTTCATCGCTCCACGCTTGAACCGCTCGCGGTATGCGCGGGGTCGATCGTGGAGGACGTGCGAGAATTGCTCATACGGAACAGCAACCCCGCGAAGGGTGGCGCCGGTCGTGCTCGCGGTCGCGGTGGCTTGGATTTCTCTTCGCTCAATCTTCATCGGTGTCGGCCTCGGCTTGCTCGTCGTCGGTGAGCCCCCCGGCGGAGTAGTTCTTCGAGAAAACAAGCTCGTCCCCGCCTTCGATCCGGGGAAGGTTCAGGAGCTGGCGCGCCTCGTTCTGCGTCATCACCCCGGCGTCGATCGCCTGGCGGGCGGCCGCTACCACCTGGTCGAGACTTCCGCGGAGTAGGTGCCGGAAATCGAAGGTCAATCGCTCGCCTGGCTCGAGCAGCTTCCGGCCGATTTCGCCGCTGATGAGCGCCGTGTAGTGGCTCAAACAGGAATCGACGTAGGCCCGGAGCTGGGTATAGGTGTGCTCGGCCGTCTCGCCTGACTCGTCGGCGTAGAGCATTTGTGGCGGGATGCCCCAAATCATCCCCACCTGCTGCGTTGAGAAATTCCGAGCCTTGAGCCAGTCGGACTGTGTAAGGCTCGTTCCGACGGTCGCGGCGGTCATGCCGCCCTGCATGATGATCGGCGAAGAGATCGAGCCCGCGGTTCCGTGGTTCTGGCTGAATGCCGAGCGGAGACGGTCTACCGCCTCGGGGCCGATTTGCTCGGGGCTGGTCAAGGCCAATTTACCGACGGCGCCCGTGGAGAAATGAGCCCGGCCGGTCTGCTCCTGCTCGGCGAGGAGGTCGAGCGTGGCCCGGCACCGCACGACGGGGGAATCCCCCCATAGCGGGGCGTGGCCCGAGAGCCTGAAATGGAGCACCTCTTCGGGCTCGAGTTCCCCCACCTCGGGAATCGAGTAGTACGCCGATCCATCCTCCCGGTAGAGGATTTGGAACGTGTCCGGCATGAGCGGGACGAGCTCGAGAAGCTCGCCGCCGCGGGTCTTCCTGATCAGCGCCCCGGCGTTGCCGTGAATCATCAACACGCGGACCATGTACCGGAGGAATTCGTACCCGCTCTGATACTCGTTCGGGTGGTCCTTGAGGAGGTCGAGGGCGGCCGAGGGTACCGGCTCAAGGCCGTTCTCTGTCTTCGCCTGCACCTCGAGCGGGAGCCGCCCGATATCGCCGGAGACGAGCTCTAGGGCTCGAGCCACGGGCGGAAGGGTATCCGCGGTCCTGGGCGTGATGTTCGCCTGGTTGAGGGTAGCGGCGGGCCACATGAACGCGGCCCCGCTGCCGCGAGGCCAAAACCGTTGACTGAGCTTTCGGAAGATCCCCAGAAGTTCCCCCGGACACCACTAGCGAGGGCGAGCCTAGAACAATGGTCCGAATAATGCAAGCGAAAAATGAAGAAAATGACGGCTTCGGAGGCCCGGCCGCCGCGGGTGGAAGGTTCCCCCTAGATCACGCTCGAGCTCTCATAGGCTGATTTCGGCTCGCGGAGTATGTCCATGATCCCAGAAACGGCCATTTGAGCAGCCACGAGGGCGTCGATTCGACCGGCCGCCTTATCCTTTTCGCTGCTCGGATTCCCGAACGAGTCGTATTGCACCCGCACATTCCTGATGCATTGGCGGAGAACCGGCCACCCGTTGTGTCTGATTTGGGGCTGTTTGGTACCCGCCGAGCGAATCATCGTGTTCAATTTCTGAAGCGGTGGAGACATGAACGCCCGCGTTTGGGGGTGTCCTTCGAGCGGTAGACCGTCCTTTTTCCATTGCTCGAGAAGGTCCGCCACCCCCGAAACGGGGTCCACCTTCACTTTCCAGAGGTCGAGCTTTGTTGCCCATTCCTTGAGGTACCGCTCAACGCTATCGAGGTCGATGGTTTCGCCTGGTGAAATCGTCATATGTCCCTCGTCGGCCCACCGTCGGTAGGGCATATTCCCCCGCCGCTCCCGGCTATCGAGCTCGTTCTCGCATGTCCAAGCGTGGCCCCATAGGTACACGTTTCGTTCATCGTCCATTACCGCGAACACTACCGCGGTGAGGTCGTGGCTCTTCGATAGGTCGGCGCCCGCCACCACGCGGCGGTTCCTGGATACCTCGAGCGGGTCGAACACCGCCTCGCATTGATCCCAAAAGGCCAGATCCACAAAGGCCGCATCGCGGTCGTCGTACCTGCAGCAAATCTCCCGCGTGAATTCCGAGCGGCCCGCGAGGGTTTCGCGGTGGTCTTCCGCGACGATCTGAATAGCCTTCTCGCTCATCACCCCGACGGATAGCATCGGGTTTCCCTTCCGCCATACCGTCTCGTCGAATGGGTCGTCTTCCTCGTCGATGCCGTAGAGGAGCACCACGGCTTCGGGTCGAAGCTCCCCGGCCCGGAGCTCTTGCTCCATGCGGTCGCGCCGCTGGTAGTACGGGTTCGAGCGGTCCTGCCCTGGCGTCGTGACCATCAACAATTGGCGAGACTCGGCTCCGGGTTTGGCGAGGGCCACGGCCATTTTCCCGAGGACGTCATCTGTGTACCGCCCGCATTCGTCGGCGATG